TTATACCGCTTGAACCTATGTGGAAACAGTTAAAAAGGATTATCAAGCCTAACGGTGCTATTGTCCTATTTGGTAGCGAGCCTTTTTCAAGTGCTTTAAGGATGAGTAATATCAATATGTATAGATATGATTGGATTTGGAAAAAAACGATGGCTACATTGTTTCAGCACGCCAACAGAATGCCAATGAAAATACACGAAAATATATCTGTATTTTATTCAGCCTTGCCGACATATAACCCACAAAAGACCAAAAGGGAAAAACCATACACCAAAAAAACTGGTGACAGGTCTAAAAGTGGGTTCCACGGAAACAGTATAAAATACAAACCCAACATTAACATAGAGTATGGTTTTCCAGTGGGGGTGATTGAGTTTTCAAATGGAAACCACAAAAGACAGCACCCCACCCAAAAACCAGTAGCATTAATGGAATACTTAATCAAAACATACACAAACGAAGGCGAGACAGTTCTTGATTTTACAATGGGTTCGGGTACTACAGGAGTAGCATCAAAGAACTTAAACAGAAATTTTATAGGTATAGAAAAAGACGAAACGTATTTTAATATAGCAAAAGAAAGAATTAATAATACACAACCAAAGCTATTAATGGGATAATATATGACAAAGAATAACAGAACCCCTGCTGATTACAGAAACGGTGGTCAAGGCTGTATAGACTGGATTGAGGATAAGTGCTATCTTCCGGTTACTGCCGTTGGGTCAGATATAAGTCAATGGACGGCAGTTGGTAAATTCCCAGAAGAGTATAATTATCTGTGGGGAGAACAGTGTAAGATATTACGTGAAGCTCTTGAGATGAAAGACGACAAGTTTATACACCGTTTAATAGTTTTATGCTGGATGAGGGGTGAAGGTAAATGTAGCGGTTTTGGGACAAAGGTATTAATGTACGATGGAAGCGTTAAAACCGTAGAGAATGTTTTAGTTGGTGACCAACTTATGGGTGATGACAATACCCCACGAAACGTATTGTCTTTGGCTAGGGGTAGAGAAGAGATGTTTGAGGTTATGCCAATGCGTGGAGAGCCAATGGTGTTAACTGGAGACCATGTTCTTTCATTGAAACGCAGAAGAAGTGGTTTACATAAACGTGGCAAACCAATTATTGATATACACGCTGGTAAAATTGTAGACATAACTGTAAATGATTTTAAAAAGAAGAGTAAAAGCTGGAAAGGTTTACATCTCCTGTATAAGGTTCCAATAAACTGGACAGAACAGGACGTACCAATTGACCCTTACTATTTAGGAATGTGGGCCGGGGACGGGGATTCAAACGGTGTCGCCATAACAACCATAGATAAAGAGGTTGTTGGTTTTTTATATGGTTACGCAGAAAGTCTTGGCATGCATGTTTCTGTTTATGATAGGGATAAAAGCAAGGCGAACAAATATAGGATTACGAATGGTCAAGGTAAAAACAACCCTATACTGAATTTGCTTCGTGAAAACAACTTAATTAACAACAAGCATATCCCAGAAATATACAAGATAAATTCAAGAGAAGTTAGATTGCAGGTTCTCGCAGGATTGGTTGATTCTGATGGCCATATTAACAGGAATTCTGTTGAGATAATTCAAAAAAGCAAAACATTATCAGAGGATATAGTATTCTTGGCAAGGTCTTTAGGATTTCATGTAAAAGTTACTAAATGTAAAAAGGGGATAAAGAGCACAGGTTTTGTTGGAGAGTATTATAGAATGGGTATATCTGGTGATTGTTCAATCATACCAACCCGAATCAAAAGAAAGAAAGCTCCGAAAAGAAGTAACTGGAAGGATGTTCTTGTTACTGGTATTAGAAGCGTAAGGTCTATTGGTGAAGATAATTACTATGGGTTTATGCTTGATGGCAACCACCGTTATGTTTCTGGTGACTTCACGGTTACCCATAATTCACTCCTTGCCTGTCTTATACAACTTTGGAAGTTTTTTAACTGGCCCAGACAGCAGATTGTTTTGGGTGCAAACTCTAAGGAACAGACTAAATTCGTGCATTATGACATTATGCGTGACATTATCTTGAACAGCCCACCACTGTTAAACGTGATAGGTCTTAGGAACGTGCAGGAGAAGGATATACGTCTCAAGGACAGCAAGGGCAGAATTGTGTCTCAAGTGAGGGCGTTGTCAACTTCAACTGGTATTGTATCGAATATCACGGGTTACACGTTCTCAGAGATGTTCAATATGAAGAAACCAAAGTTCTTCGTTGAGCTGTCCGGTTCTACAAGAAACATACCCAATGCTTTAGGTGTAATCGATTCAACGGTATCAGAAAAAACACATCAGTTGTATAAACTCTATGAGGCGTTCAAGAAGGGTACCGACAAGACGATCTATTTCAGTCATAGGCAGAGTCAGTTCGGTGTAGTTGAGGACTTCTGGAACCCCCACATGACCTCTGAACAGCTATTAGCGTACAAAGAGCAGTTCCCGGCTGAGGATTTCGATAGATTCTTTAAGAACACTTGGAGCGCAGGAGAGCGTAAGCAATTTACAGAAGCAATGGTAGAAGCCACACGGTACATCGGTGCTAACGGTAAGATCAATAACCACGGTGAGGTTATGGGTCTCATGAAAAGGAAAGTAAAGGTACTTGCCAATGATGAAGATGGAAAAGAAAAGGGGCTTCCTTTTCGTGATTCATTTACACAGCTTGACGACATAGAACGTGCCTTGTCACCTGTTGAGAAAATATACAATCTTGGGGATAAGTCTAACGGTTCTTGTATGATTAGCAATCTTGACTTGGCAGAACTAGGAAAAGTTTACAACACGGGTTGGGCTATCATGGCAGGATTTGATAGGTCAGACCCAATGAAGACGAACACTTCAGCCAGAACAATCTTTACCTTGGTTGCAAAAGGTTTGCCGGGTTCATTGAAGAACCCAACTCAGGATGCAGATGAAAACTTTATCCCAAAATACATCTACTTTCTGATACACTTGGTTTCCCTTCAACAGAACACACTTGAGGAAATGAAATCACTGCTTGATGAAGCTCACAGGGAGTTTGATGGTGTGGATAAGGTAACAGCGGAGAGGTGGGGAATGTGGGACTTGGCGGTATGGTGCGAAGAGCATGACGTTCCCTTTGAAGCGGTGTACCCTAACTACAACAAACAGAGGGATGCGTTCAGTGAGCTTTATATCTTGTATCGTGACGGTAGATTTAAAACACCAGTATGTCCGGTAGCTGGTACAAAGAAGGATGATATACTATACGAAGAGGCAATGACGTTTATACACGACCCAGATAAGAAGTGGTATGGTAGTCCTGAGAAGAAACAAAAGTACGGTGTTCAGGATGATTGCATGTTTAGCTTGGGTTGGAACATATACGGTGGTAGGGAGCTTGGTCTTGATGATTTGAGAACAAGAAACTCAACCATGGTATTCGGTGAGATGTTTGGTGGGCCAAGAACGGTTGGTAGATACTTTTAGGAAACAAAATGACAAAACTTACAAAAGCAGCTATTAATTTTTTAGAATACGCAGCATCAAACAAGAGACACGAAAACATGTGGTCTTCACCTGATGATTCAGAACCCATATTAGACCACAGGGCGTTATATGTTGACGACCCGTACTGGAAAGACTTTTGTGATTGTCCAGTGACTGGGGCACCAGAACAATTAAGATTTGAATAACGGACAAGTTAACGGACATTATGTCCAATAAAAATGAAAACATATGGTAGAATCTAAGTCATTATACGAAGAATCAAAAAGAATACACTGGAGGTGTAGCGTATTAAATAGACAGCAAGGCGAAATAGCATACGAGAGACTACTGGCCATGGTTTCACATGGATTCAGCGAAAGGTTATGCACGTAAATAGACCGTAAGTTAAAAAACAAAAAACAGGGAGTCAACATAGTGACAAACGAAGAATTTGATACATTTTTAGAAAACACTACGTATATCGAGTGGTTAGATGACGAAGAGAACAAAAAGGTGTTATTTAGAAACACTGAACTTAGTTGGTATATAAACGACGAGAAGAGGGCAACGGCTATTGATTATGCAAAGGTTCGTGAATTAACCCCAGACGAGCTGTTGGTTGAGATTAACCGTGGGTTTGATGTTGAGGGCATTACAAGGGTTACGGGTTATTTTGCGAAGGTTAAGTCGTTTAACAAGGGTAAGCTTGGTGAACTTAGGGCTAGAACTAAACATACCGTTGGACAGCCACAAGGTACTAATTAATACAACACAAGTGAGGTAAAACGCAATGGACAATGGAACAACAGAAGAATCATCAGATCGAAAGGTTACAATGTCAGATGTAATATTGACAGCAGAAGACTTTATAAAGGCAGTGGAAGCAAGTGACCAAAATGACAAGTAGTACCTGCTCTGCTTGTTAGCATCAGGATTAAGTCCACGATAGTGTGGCAACATCCTATCTGCCATGTGTAGAAAAGGCTCTTTGGCCGTTATGCGACCATAGCACACACCCTGCGACTCTGGTTCAAGCGAAATTCAGGGTGTCTTTAAAGGCTACCATTGCAATTCATTTTGTGTGGTAGCTTTTTTTGTGTTCAAAAGTGACACTTTTTGTCACTACTAACATTATTTGTCACTAAACTGACAATTTTCGTCACTTTTACTTGACATAGCAACAATCTTGTGGTACTCGTAAAATGTGGCTACAGAAAAGATGACACCAGAGCAGGTTTCGCAAGC